AGCGTTAGGATCGCTTACAGGTATAACATCTATGCGTTTATCAAAGTCTTCTGTTCTGTTGAAATCGCCTTCCATCTCATAAGCGTATTCTGCTGGCATGTAGTCATGCACGATCTTTGCAAGTAAACGTAGTTCTTTTTTCATTGCCGCATGAAGGCGAGCCTGTACACCAGACATCACCTTCATGGATCTCTCCAGAAGGGCAAGAGTTGTGCCGACTGGTGCTTGAGCGTTCATGTCACCAACCTGTATATCGGCTACAGACCCTATACGCCGCCCTTCTTCGACAATGTTGCCAAGTAAAGAATAGAGTACTCCGCTCGGCTCTTTATAAGGGATAAACGTAATCGAATCACGGATTGCCCCGCCCGGTACATCCACGTCCCTGAACTCCCCCGGCATAAGAGGCGTGTCATCACCCTTAATACGCATTCCCCTAGCTTTAAGACCTGCAGGTAAGTTCGATAGCGTACCCGCATCAATAAGCTGTCGGAGTATCGAAGTAGCTGACTTCGCCAAACCTCCAATAAGATGAATAAGCCCTGTGCCATAGAAACCCAAACCCGGTAGGTAGCGATAATGAACGAAATGCATACGTTTCTTTTTCTTCTCGTCATCCTCGTACCAATTCTTTCTGATAGACAATATTTCTTGTGACGACTTGTCTATGGTTATGACATAAGGTCGAGCTATACCGTCAGGGTCGTCAAACTCTTCAGGCATGTTAATATCAAGATGCATCTCCAATATGGTGTGTCGATCATCATCTTCGATGATAGCTTCTTCACCATCTAGTTCATCGTATTTTTCTTGTATGTCAGAAAAATCTGGTTGTGGGTCAGGTAGATCTACGTCTTTATAGAACCCGTTTACCTGAAGCTGTAGTATTTCATTTTTAGTCTTTTTCATGACGTGTGTGTACCTTGGACACGTCATAAGGTCAGTCGTGCCATACGAAGCAACAAAGTCCTCGGATGGAACAAACACAGCGCATGGTCTATCTGTTATAGGGTCGTAATACACCTTCTTAAACGCTGATCCTGCCAGAGGTAACTTAAACAACATCTGCTCAAGCTCATCTCTGTATTCTGTCATCTCCTCAGTTAGGAGATAATTAAGCTCTGTTTCTACACGCTCTGCTTGGTCAAACTTCTCTGGGGTAAGTTTTCCCATAATCTTAGCTCTGACTGGCCCACTAGCGGGAAAGAGTTCTCCCATAGCTTGCGCTTGGAACCGTACAACGGATTCGGTCAGAACAGGGTGAAACACTCCAGAAGCTCCTGCCCAAGGCTGCTGACGTTCCTCTATCTTCATGCCTAATAGGTCAAGACCCTTGACATATGCTCTGGCCCAGTCGGAACGAGACTCTCTATCAGCGTTAAAGTCTGCTACAAGCTCGGATGCCATAGCTCGAAGATCACCCTCATCAATGAACTCTGCTAGGTTTGCGTCATGTTCAGGACCGATAAGATCTTCTGTAAGCTCTCCAGTGAAGTCAAGTATCACTCCACCGTCTTCTGTCTCCATCGACACAGCGTCTGGATTAACAATTTCTACTGTGAGTTCCTCTTCAGAGGGGTTGCCTTCTACTTCCAGCCCTGCTGGAACCATAGGTTTTTCAATAGCCATAAGCACTCTTTCTGATTTGTGTTACTTTATTCTACACAAAAACTATCGTTTGGTCTATATGTTAAGTTGGCAGAGCGTGTAGGGGGGTTTACACGCCCCGCCGTGGGACAGTTGGGAGCATGTCCCGCTCTCAATGTAACTAAACCACGGTGTAAAAACAAGAATGGACCCCCTAACAATCCTTGCAGGAATAAAAACAGGTCTTGCTGCAGGCAAGACTGTGGCTGGTCTATCTAAACAGATTGGACAATTTTTTGACGCAACTGACCAAGCAAAGAAAAGATTACAGAAAAAAGGTATATCAAGCAAAAGCACCAATGCTACGGCGTTGGATCGCTGGGCGAAGATTAGAGCAGCTGCGGATGCAGAGGCTGAGTTACAAGAGTGGATCACCCAAACCTACGGAAGATCAAAATGGTTAGAGCTTTTGAAAATACGTAAGGAAGTTTTAGCAGAAAAAAGAGAAGCGGAAGCCCAAATGCGGCGTGACGCTATACAGCGACAGGAATTAATGATAACTGTAGTAGGTATAGTTGTGTTGCTTATCTTTACGTTTATAGGGGCCACCGGATATTTACATTATATGGGGTGGCTGGATATTTGGGATTATCTACCATGATGTATGTTCTAATATTTCTACATTTTGTAAATACAGATCACCTTAAATACTATCAGATATCTTCTTTTTCTAATCTTGAAGAATGTGAACTGGAAAAGGAAAAGGCAAAGGTGCTAGTCACACATTCGAGCATGAAGGTCGAGTGTCTTGAAGTTGGTGGAAACTAAAAGAAACTATTACGTAGTATACAGTGATACAGGTACTATACTGTTAATCACGTCAAGCCGTAAGGTGGCAGAGTCATACGTAGAACACTTTAATAATACTCAACAGGTCGCCGATAAATAGGCTCGTCATCCCATTCATCCGTGGGTAGACGTATGAACCCACCCTGTCTAAAGCGCATTAACGCCATAACAGTGCTGTCCACAAGGTCATCGTTAGACATAAACGGGAATCCTGCAATTTCTTCTACTAATTCTTCTGCCCAACGTGTAGACGGAACCCATGCCATGCCAGACGCTATAATATCCGCCACAGAATTTAGTCTGGCAAGCTTATCACCTGTCCCTCGGTGGGGTGTATACTCCTGTACAGGTAGCCCCATACGGCGCATTTCCTGATAAATAGCCACACCAGAGGACTTTTTCTCCACAATGAACGCATCTGGCTCCCAATTTTTATATTCTTCCAGCGCAAGTTCCTTTAATTCAGGAAATTCCATCCTCTTTTTGATAGAATCCAGCAATATCAAGTGTCTAGCGTCCTCTTCTTCGTTTAGAAACACGCCCCACGTAGTCAGAGCGGTGTAATCGGCGCGATTATGCTTTTCTGCTGCTGCATCTAGTGACATGATTATGTATTCTACTGGGGGTGGGTCATCTTTAGGCCATATTCCCCACCATTCCCGCTTAATTATAGACGCTTCTTCGGCTGTGGGCTGCTGTTGATACTGTGCATTCCACTGGAACGCAGGCATAGAAGCCTTTGTACGCTCCAGAGCAGGTAAATCAAAGAACTCAGGCCACAAGGGCTTCTTTGTTCCATCATCAACGTCCAGAAGTGCGGGAAATTCTATGATTTCATACTGATCTGCCAGCTCATTCTTCACCATATCGTTGGTTACCCGCCCCGTGAGGTCATCCATGTGCCAACGTGTTTGCACAATAGCCACTCTGCCGCCCGGCATTAGTCGAGTACGCGCTCCAAATGTGAACCACTCATAGGCTTTCTCAAACACTGAGAAGTTTCCGTTAATAACATCCTGCTCAGAGTGAGGATCATCAACAAGAAGAAGATCAGCACCCCTCCCAGCAAGAGCAGATCCAATACCGCACGCATAATATTCTCCTCCAAAATTTGTATTCCAACGTCCAGCTGACTTACTATCTACAGCGAGAGCTACTTGTGGGAATATGTCCTGATACTCCTCCGTGGATATCAGGTTTCTAACCTTACGTCCGAAGTCTACAGCCAAATCGGTAGTGTGAGAGACCATCATAACCTTCTTGCCGGGATTCCGACCAAGAAACCAAGCTGGGTAGAAGATACTTACGAGCTGTGACTTACCATGACGTGGGGGTATGTTGACACATATACGGTCCTTGTCCCCCTGCTCAATCGCCATAAGCTGGTCTGCAAGTATGCGGTGGTGCCTACCAACCTTATAATCTGGCTGCATACGCTTACAAAACTCGATTAGATCTTCTTTTGCCTTGGTATTCCGCGCTCGCGTGGACAGCTCATCTACAAGTTTATCAATCTCAGCCACTTCTTCAGGGCTAAACTGATCTAGATTATCTAACATTTGCTGTATTTCTTCAGGAGAGAACGCTAAATCCTGCGCTGCTTCCGCTACAGATAGATTAGTCATCACCCGTACCCAGCTCTGAGTCGATATCTATGACAGGTTTATCCACAATAATAGCGTCTTCTACATCAGAATCGGCAGGATCTATAAGCTTTGCCAGTTTCATCCGTAGTTTGTCTTTCAATGCGTCCGTGGTCTGATGCGTAACGGTTATCTCAGACTTCTCAGAAAATAATCCTACATCAGATACTTTGCCTAACAACTCCAGCGCACGTATACGTACCCGTGGGTCGGGGTTATCAGTTTCTTCAATTAGTTTATTGGTCACCAGATGGCGTACTTGTGTTGCACTTTCAACCACCGAGTGACCAAAATCTTTTAAAATTCGATCAGTTAGTAATAGGGTAGCGGGTGGGGTTCTAGATAAATTTGATATTGTTGCTTTCTTAGATGTTCTTGTCGCATCGGAAGCATAGGCCATAGCTAAACCGGAAGCGTTGTTCTTATCCTCTTCTGTTACTTCTACTTCTAAACCATGTTGATGCAAGAAGTGTGCCGTTTTAGAAGCTGCACTCGCCCTACCCGCTAGATCGTCCGGTAGTGGTATATCAGTAATGGGTACACCCGCTTCTGGAGTTATGTGTATAGCCATACTAAC